GCAGTAAGTTTCAATACATCAACGCCACCTTTAGTGAAACTAATATCGGCAACATTATTAGTGCCAGTAGAAATGTATGCTCTAAACACACGGCGGAACTGAACTGTTCCAGTTACTGCTGCTGTGTCGGATAAAGTAAATGTTTCTGATACTTCGTTGAAGTCGTTGTCCAATCCAAGAACTGTCACAACCTTGCCAGCATCATCGGCAGTAACCTGTGGTGCTACGATCACACCAGCAGTGCTCCATGTCGCCCATGGATAAACGGTATCGTCCTTATCCCAGACAGTTCCAGTTTGACTTTGTGACATTGCTGGCACAGCACCAAACTTATGAATGGTTGAAGCACCACGGACTTTGCCCATGCCGACATTCAATCTAAAGTTGTCGTCCCAGTGAAATATTCCTGCCATTATACTAATACGGGGTCGTTGTTTCCATCATGACGTTGATAAGGTGATGGTGTTCTCGGAGTGTTATCTACAGTTCTTGCTTGATAAGTTCCAGGAGTTCTTACATTATTATCGACACTTCTTGCTACAAAATCACCATTCCAATCTTTATATGTGATATCAGTCCAACCTTCTGTTCCATCAAAGATAGTTACTTCGGTGGAAGATGGTTGTGGATCTACTGGTGTATTTGTAGTATCGTGTCTAATGTAAGACATTAACCCTCATCTTTATTCTTATTTATCTCCTTGAGCATTTTCTGTAAGTCTGCTGTGCTGCCTACAAATAAGTTGTTTGTGGTATTACCTGCTTTCTGTTTAGTAGGTGCTTCGAGATCTTTCATCTTCTTCTGAAGATCTAGAAGTTTATCAGTGGCGTCTGCTACCTGCTTCATGGCGTTTACAGCGACTTCATACGCTCTAGGGTGCCCAGACTCCTGAGCGACCTCTAACGCCCCGTTAAACGCCTCTGTGCCCTTATCGATGAGGGAGTATAATTGACCACGTGTATATTCGTAATCTTTTTGTTGATCATCCTTTTCTTCTTTTCTTGGAAGAGGTGGTTTTGCTGGTTCAATATCTGTTGATTCAATTTCGATATCAAAGATATCTTCCATGTTATCTTCAAATGTACTCATAGTAGTTCAATCCCTTCATTAAATCCAAAATCGTCTGTAGAGATAATTAGTTCGTCGTCAGCAGCATCTATTACACCATCATCATTTTTATCTTCAAGTGCTTTTGGACTATACGAATAAACGGCAGTTCTTCTGCTAGCAGCAAGATCCCCAAGTGATTCGTAAATAATTGCTTTTCTGATGATACCAGTATTGGTGTATGGACCGTAGATGTAAGACTTGGCAGTGAAGTTTAAAGACCAAACAATACTTCTACGATCTAAGAAACTATCATCCCAGTCATCTTCATAATTAATACTATTCAAAATAATAGCAATATCTTTCCTTTCTTCCATATCAACAATCATATTCAAAGTGATGTTAAAATTTGGTTGGAAAAATGGTAAAATTTGTTCTAGAATTTGTAATCCATCGTCTTGATTTTTGGCAATAATACCCAATTCAAATTCCATGTCATAAGGAACTGGTACATACTGAGTACGTACTTCTGTACCATCGTCGGCAATAGTTGTTCTATATTTTTGAACAGGACTAGTTTTCCTGGCAGCATCATAGGTAATACCAGTCATCTCAAAATATAGACGAGGTAAAGTAATTGCTACTTTTCTACCAACATCTGGATTTTGTTCTAGTCTGGTTAAAAATTTCTGCTTTGGACCATATGCCAAAGGAACTTTTTCAACCTCAAGCACATCACCTGTACTCGGATCTTTTTTCTTCAACTCGATATTGTTGAATAATGTTCCGAAACCTATTACCGTTTTACGAATAGCTTCGTTATAAAAGTGTTCTCCAAGCATTAGAATGAATCAGTAATGTTACCATATTCACCGAAAGGATTTCTTTCACCCCAATCGACGAGAGTATTAGCTTCTTGTTCGATCTCATAATTTTGATCGTAGTCGCTATTAGTATTATTTAGAGTTGTAAATGTACCTACAACATGAACAGCACCACTATCATCTCCAGTTATCGCTTCTCCTGTGGCAAAAGTTCCAGTTCTGTTAATAACCTGGAGTATTCTTGTTGTCGGATCCCAAGACTTGACTTCTGCTTCAATTCCTGTGGTGGATCCTGTAACAGTTTCGCCAGGCGTGAACTCACCAGACCCACCAACAGAAAGGGTGAGAGCAATAGCAGAACTAAAGAGAGTTTCGATTTCATCGATTTCTGGAACTCCTGTGGAAATATCGTCGCTACCAACTTCATAAATTTCGGCAGTGAGAATGAAGAACTGAACCTTACCAAACTGGTAGAATGGTGTCTCTCGCTCAACAAACTTGATCTCATAGATGTCTGTGGTCAAAGGAAAATACAACAGATCTCCTTCATTTGGTCTACCAGGAACAGTAAGAGTTGGTGTATATTGAACTTCTGACTGCTCCCATCTTCTTGTAGAAACAATAAACTTTACTTCATCAGTAACACGAAGCCCAAACTTACTGATGAATTCGGATGTCTCTCCAAAACCTTCTACATTCTGTAGAAGCATCTCAACCTGAAACTGTTCCTGATACTTTGAGTAGATGACATCATCCAACGTATTATCTCTCAAGATAGTTCTTGGCATGTAATAGATATCTGTTCCGAACAATTTGATCTGTTCGTCAGCAAGATCCTGAGCTAAGTTCTGCTCGCCAGGATGACCTTGATAGTAGGTAGGAAAATAAGGACTAGTAGGCATCTTATCCGATCATGTCCATAGGTGGAAGTGAATATGTCGTCAGCATTTCAGACTCTAGTTGTTTGACCTCATTATTACCATCTTCCCAGATCTGACGACCATTGAGAGTAATACCACCAGGAAGTTGTACGTTGTTGTACTTAATTAGGTTTGCTCCCCACTGCCTTTTCATAAGAGCAGTAGCATACCTTTTTACGAAACTATCATTATATACTTGAGAAAAACTAGCAGGATCTACTGCTCTCCAGCAATCGATGACTAAGTAGTTTCCTTCTTCTAATCTATTTACATCGATATCAATAAACAATCTGTCTTGCCTTTTTGTAAATCTATACTGAATTAAGTTACCAGTATTGACAACCATATCAAGAGTTTCAAAATATTGACGAATCATGTAGTAATTAGTCATGTCAAAGTTCCCAAAGGCAAATCCATTTGAGAATGAAAATATATCCATCAAAAAATATTGATTACTCAATCCAAACAAATCGTTTCTAACCCAATTAGAAGAAATCCCAAATACACTTTGAATTCCTATAATATGATCTGGAATTTCTAAAAAGTTATTTCTATTTTCCCATGATGTGGCATCAGGGGCGGGTGTAGTATTTGTTTCGTCTGAACTAGTAAATCTTGTAATATCATCAGCAGTGATCTGATGCTTTAGATACATTCTTTCTAGACCATCAAAATGGTGCTCATTGTAATACTGAATAGCATCATCAATGATGTCGCCAACTTGCTCGTCATCAATGTTAATCTGTAATACAGGAGCACCTAGTTGACGTTTACAGTAATCAATTAGTCCCTGTCTAGTAGATGGCTGTGCCATGTATCCTATACAAAAAATCCCTACTTCTATTTAGGAAGCAGGGACTTATCGTTATTCGGCAGATTCTTCTGCTGGTGTTTCTTCTTCTGTAGGTGGATTTAGAAGATCTAAAGTTTCTAAACCACCTTGTAGTTTAATCTTATATTCTTTTGCTTTAGCGAGATTTGCTTCTAGTTCGGCAATTTGTTTGTCTGTTTGGAGTAATTGGTCTTCGAAATTTTTTCTAAGTGCTTCAGTATCCATATTGATCACAAATAATAGTGTGTGATATTATTTATTACCGTTTTCAAAATGGAATGAAATTTGATCTCTAAGATAATTCAGATTATCTGTTTTGTCGGTGACTTCTTTTTCTTGATCGGTAAATTCGAAGTATGGTCTAGAATTATATTCTTCTAAGGAAAGTCTGCCATCTAGTAAAGATTCGGAAAACTGTTTTAAAGTTTTGGCACACTTTCTTACCAAATCATTTTCATCAAACATTAATTTCTCTACATTCTGTAAATATTTGGTGGCTGGTGTCATTTCTTGTTCTCTAAATCTAGAGATCATTTCAAACTCTTCTTTTGTAATATCTAATTTATAAATTCCTTGACGGTAATTTAAAATTAAATCAAATTCTTGTTGAGATAAATCTACGTTAATCATTGTCATCTTACATAAACCTCTACTCTAGCTGATCTATTAATACCAGTACTATCTTGACAACAATTAATTCTATCTCCAGCAGAGTAACTTTGCCATTGTGGTCCTAATCCAATGCCGCCCCCAACATCATTAGATCCATATGCTCCTGAAAAACTGGAAGGATACAATCCTTCGGCGTTTTCATTCCAACCAAATCCCCATCTAGTAGCAGTTCTTTCTCTATTACCATATTGATTATTTGCCTTATAATTAAATCCATAAAATTGAATATCTGGTTGACTTGAAAAAATACCAGATGCCCAACCAGAATAAGTTTTAGCCTGTTGAATATATTTGCCACTTCCTCCAGCATTTATTGTGGTATATTCAATCGAGAAAAAATCAATTGGTGTAATTCTTACCCCGTCATTATAATTATTTTGTAACCAAGTCCAGACCCCTCTTGGATTTGATCCTATAGAACCACCTTCGGTTGTAATATCTGGCCAAATAGCCATAAAATCATTTCCTTCAAAATAATTCATGACGTTATATTTGGCATCGGCATTGTCTAAAGATAGATCCGATTCATTTAAAACATTATCGGTAGTCCAATAATTAGAAGCAAAGTTAAAAGTTGTTCCTGCTGTCGCCTTTAGCATTAGCATCCATCCTCCACCATCCCAAGCATCATCCATTAAACAATAAGTTTCTGTTGCTCCTACGAAAGGAAGATCGATCCAATATACCCCATCTGTGGCATCTGGATTTGCTGCTTTAATTGCCTGAGCACTTTCAGCTGCTGTCAGTGGAGTTAATCCGAGTCCAGTATCAACTGGTTCGATAACATTTTTCCAAACTGTTCCGTCCCAAAACTGTAATCTTTCCTGCTCTGTGTTGTAAATTGTTTGCCCAATAACAGAAGCTTCTGGTCTGGTAGAGTCTGTGAAAGATGGAAATACTACAGATTGCTGTACATTTAATTTATCTACGTTTAATTGTGACATGGCATTATGTTAAGATGGAGGCGTCTAGCCAATTGGTTCCGTCGTAAAATTCGACGGTATCCCAATCGGAATTATATATCATTTGACCAGTTGAAGGAGTCAGTGCTTGACGTTGAGCCACCGTCAACGCTGGTAAAATAAAATTAGTATTTGCTGAAGTTACGTTTACTTGAATAGTTGACATCGTTAATTAAATCTAAATGCTGTTGATCTATAATTTTGTTTTACCGTATCTTGCGTTACAGCATAACTATATATTCTAAAATCACCAATCTTTCCATTAAGATAATGTGAAGCATATCTACCAATCATTAATTGATTTGCTGGAGAATTTGCTACTGCTCCACCTGGCCATGAGGTATTTTGTGCTACTAATTCGCCATTGAGATAGTATTTCACCCCAGTTTCATCTACAGTTCCTACTAAATGATACCAAGTATTTGTTGAAAGAGTTGTGTTATAAGTGGCATTATAGAAAGTTCCATTTACATTTCTAAACCCAACAAAAGATGTATTATCTGCTTGTATTTCAATTTCCACAGCATCTTGATTACTTCCGCCAGTTTCGGCGTGAGTTGAAATTAATCCCTGTCTGAGGTTGGCGGTGTTAGTTTGGAACCATAGTTCATAACTAATTGCTTCTATATTCTGCCAATAATCAGCATTGGTCAATGTTATGTATTGACCAGATCCAGGCATATCTAGAGAATTGTATCTATCTCCGAATGGTGGTAAACCGAATACTAAGTGTGCAACCTGAGCAGAGTTTTCGGACCAGTTTTCAAATGCCCAACCATAATAATTACCAGTTCCTAATCCAGGTTTGCCGACTAAAATCCATTCAGGTGCTCCATCCAAATCAGTAGTAACTGAAGCTGGTGCTCCTAAAGATTTTAAAATTTTAAATTTATTATCCCAGTGATAACTATCCCTGTGAGAACCAGCAATAACAAATGTAGCAAAAGGAAATAGTGATTTTACATTAGCAAAATCTTCTTCGAATAAAACTCCTTCTGCTGGGTGGTCTGTATAACCAGTCCAAGTGTCATAGCAATGTCCATTAGCACGAAGACCTCTAAAATAAGTATTTGGCAACCAACCTGTTTCTGGATCCCAGACGTGCATATGTAATGCTCTTGTATAATCTGCATCTGTTAGTTTTGATCCAGAAGTTACATTAAATCCTGGTGTAATGCCATCTCTACCAGCGGCTGCTCCTCCATAGTTACCTTCTGGATAATCAATAGCAAAGACAGTGTAGTAATCTAAACCACTTACTTTAATATTAGATGTACTAGAAAAAGAATCTGAAGGATTTATTAAATTTTTTAATAACGGTCTGGCACCTGCATGAGCGGCACACCCAATACCACTGACACAATTTTTGCTCGAAAGGTCGAAATTTAGTAGAAGACCATCAGTATCTACATTTTTAGGATCTCCAAATTTTACCCAACCAAATGATTCGGTAAAATATTTCATTTCCCCGTTAATAATTTTTAGTTCTCCAGGAGTTGCCAAAGCAGGAGATGTTTCCGAATTTGGAACACCAAACCCCTGAGAAGCTAATACTGTATCTACAATTAATTCGGATGCCATTCTTACAAATTACACGATAGTCCAGACAGCGCCTTGGCTAACCACGACAGTCTTACCATTATTTATAACCAATGATCCGATACTAAAAGCGTTGGTATTAGATGGAATAGTAATATTCTCATCTACATTATTTCTTGTAGATTTAAATACTCCATAACTATCTAAGTATTGTCTTTCGCCATTAGCATATAAAACTGAAGTGTTAGATCCATTTACATAAGTCGAACCAGAAATATTTACAGAAGCATTTAATAACAAATTACTTTGATTATCATATGATGGAGCAATTTCTAACGTATATGTTGGATTCTCCTTATTAATTCCAACTCTTGATAGGCGCCAAATATCATCATTGTTTATAGATTTTGTCCATCTAGAAGTAACAAACGGAGCATTGTTCTGGAATAACTGACCATTAATGTTTACATCACCACCAACATTTAAAGCATAATTTCTTTGAATTGGATTTTG